TGATAATAATTATAATTTCAGAAGATAATTTATTTTAATATTTTATAAAAAAGGGGGTAACACCCCTTTTTTTTTCTGATAAAGTTACCTATCATTGTTATGTAATATTGTTGTAAACAAAAACTATATAATATGTCGAATTTAGATGCCATAATGGCGCAGTATGAAAAAAACCAAAAAGGGGATTCCCAAAAATTATCGCAAGAGGACAGAATGAAACGTTATTTTACGTTATTACTTTCTGACAAAGAAAACACAGGACAAAGGAGAATTAGGATTTTGCCTACAACTGATGGCTCATCTGTATTTAAGGAGACGTGGTTTCATGAATTACAAGTTGGGGGGTATTACCAAAAGATTTATGACCCAGCAGGTAATGACAATGAAGCATCCCCATTGAATGATGTTTACCATGCGTTGAAAGCAACCAAACGCAAAGATGATGATGAATTAGCTAAAGATTATAAGGCTAAACTATTTTATGTTGTTAAGGTTATTGATAGAGACAAGGAAGAAGAAGGGCCAAAGTATTGGAGATTTAAGCACAATTATAAGAAGGATGGTATTTTAGACAAGATGATACCAATCTTTAGAAACAAGGGGGATATTTCTGATATTGATAATGGAAGAGATTTGATTATCGAGTTAGTGAAATCAAAAAGTCCAAAAGGAAAGGAATATACAAGTGTTTCCACAATTATGTATGATGATCCAGCACCTCTATCTACGGATGCTAATTTAGTAAAAAAATGGGTAGACGATGAATCTACTTGGAGAGATGTTTATAGTAGAAAACCAGTAGAATATCTTGAAGCAATTTCAAGAGGGGAATCCCCAAGATGGGATGAATCCCAAGGTAAGTATGTTTATTTGAACACATCAAATTCTGAAGCATCCTTTGGTGGGGCAACTGTTGCAAAAAACGCAACAGTTAAAGAAACGAATGTGGTTGTTGAGGATGACTACAATGATGATGAATTACCATTCTAATTAAACTAAAATAGATTTTTTGCGCAAAGTATTGTTTTATGGTACTTTGTGCAAAAAATATCTTTTCTTAAAAAAAATATAATATGGCTATAAAGAAAAAGGCATCAGTGAGTAGTATTGATGCTATTAAGGATAAGTTTTCTACAAAAACAAAGTATAAGCCTGAAGATTATTATTCTTGTGGTGATGCTTTTTATAATGCTTGTGGTGTACCTGGTCCTGTTATGGGGGGTATTAGTATGTTTTTGGGACATTCCAATACAAGTAAGACAACTGCTATGATATTGGCTGCTGCTGACGCCCAGAAGAAGGGTCATTTACCTATTTTTATTATCACAGAAAAGAAATGGAATTGGGCACATGCTGTTGAATTGGGGTTGAATGCTGAAATTAATGAAGATGGTGAGTGGGATGGTGATTTCATTTTTAATGATTCATTTGATTACATTGAGCAGATGACAGAATTTATAAATGAAATTTTGGATGCACAAGAGAAAGGAGATTTACCTTATTCTGTTTTATTTTTGATTGATAGTATTGGTTCAATACCTTGTAAGATGACCTTTGATGGAAAGGGGGGTAAGATGCACAATGCTGCTGTTCTTGCTGATAAGGTTGGAATGGGTTTACATTCAAGGATTTCAAAATCAAAGAAAGAAGATTACCCCTACCATAATACCTTGGTTGTTATCAATCAACCTTGGGTTGAATTACCAGATTCTCCATTTGGTCAGCCAACAATTAAAGCAAAAGGTGGTGAGGCTCTTTGGTTGGCATCTTCTTTAATATTCTTATTTGGTAATCAGAAGAATTCAGGCATTAACCATATAACAGCAACAAAGAACGGCAGAACAGTTTCTTATGCTATTAGAACAAAGGTTTCAATATTGAAAAACCACGTTACTGGTATTGCGTATAAAGATGGTAAGATATTAGCTGTACCTCAAGGATATTTGCCAGACACAAAAGAGGCAATTGAAAAGTATAAAAAAGAATATTCCCAATATTGGAATGGTATTTTGTCTGGTGATGGTGATATTACCTTTTCAGAAAAAGATGAAGAAGACGCTATAATTTTTGAATAAGATGAAGAAAACCCTACTAATTGATGGCAACAACCTATTTACAATAGGTTTCCACGGAGTAAGAGAATTCTATGCCGATGGTAAGCACATTGGTGGGGTTTTCCATTTTTTAAATACAATTAGGTTATTTCTTGAAAAACATAATCATGATAAGGTTGTTGTATTCTGGGATGGAAATGAGAATTCCTTAATAAGAAAACAAATATATCCAAAATATAAGGAGAATCGTAAGATTTCAATGGATGGGCATAAGTATGAATCTTATTTATATCAGAGGGAACGAGTTAAGGATTATCTTGAAGAAGTTTTTGTTAGACAATGCCAGGTGAATCAGAATGAGGCTGATGATTTGATTGCTTATTATACACAAATAGCCAAAGGCGAAAGTATGATTATTTTTTCAGCAGATAAAGATTTAACTCAATTGATTGGGGAAAATGTAACAGTATATTCACCAAGTTCAAAGACGTATAGTAAGAATGGGGATTTGATTCATTTCAAGGATATTGACATACCCCATAATAATGTCTATATTTATAAAGTAATTGTGGGGGATACTTCTGATAATATTGATGGGATATCTAATTTTGGTGAGAAGAAATTAAAAGCATTTTTCCCAAACTTTGAGAAGAGAGATTACCAGTTGGATGAAATATTAAATGAAGCAAAAGTTTTGCTTGAAGAAAAAAAGAATAAATCTCTGGATAATTTGGTGTTAGGTATTAGCAAATCTGGTTTTGTTGGAGAAGAGTTTTTTGATAAAATTGGTAGAATAATTGATTTAAAAAATCCATTAATAACTGATAACGGAAAGGAAATGGTTAATGAGATTTGCAACGATAAACTTGACCCAACAGATAGGAGTTATAAGAATTTAATGAAATTAATGAACGAGGATGGGTTCTTTAAGTTCCTTCCAAAGAGGGATGATGCGTGGGTTGATTTTGTTAGACCATTTATGAAATTGAGTAGAAAAGAAAGAAAAAATTAATAATTAAACAACATTTTATGAAACAGAATGAAACAACAAAGGTGGAATTTTTATTGACATTGAACAACAACATTATTGTTCAGAGGTTTTTAAACATTAAAAATATTAATCCAGACGCAAAAGATTCGGTAGAATTGTATGATTTTGTTAAGTATTTTTCAGAAGATTTGGAGAAGTATTTAAAGATGAAATCAATTGGCTATTTGGTGGACAACAAAGATAATATTTTGTATGACCCCACAATAATGGAAACATCATCAACAGAGGAGGCTGAATTTTTTAATATTTATGTTAAAATTTCTGACCAAGTTATTTCTCACAGGATAATTGATGGTAAACTTTATCCACCAAAGGTAAGATACACAGTTGATATTCGTAATTTTATTAAGGAAACATTAAAAGAATTAACAAACATTTTAATTAGTCAAAATTTAACACACGAGTATTTAGAAAAGAATTTATTGTCTAACTATTAATAATTTTTTTATGTCAAAGAATTTTGATTATTTGGGGCAGACGTTCCAACTACAATTAATCAATCAGATTATATTAGATAAGGAATTTGCTAGGGCAATATTGGACTTTATTAAGATATCTTATTTTGAGAATAAGTATTTCAAATTAATCATTCAAATGATTAAGGAGTATCATAAGAAATATGATGCTGCCCCCAACTTTCAAACATTGGAAGTTGTTGCAAAGTCTGAAATATCACAAGAATTGGCTTTAAAAATTGTTATTGATACCATAAGTAAGATTAGTTCAGCACCACTTGATGGTGTTGAACTTGTCCAAGAAAAGGCGCTTAAATTCTGTAAACAAGAAGAGGTTAAGATTGTCTTGGAAAGAGCACAAAAAGTTATCAATGAGGGTGATTTTGAATCTTATGATCAACTTGAAGAATTATTAAGATATGCCCTTCAAGTTGGGGTTAAAGAAACAAATGGTTTTGAAGTTTTCAATGATTTGATTGGTGTATTAGATGAGGATTATAGACACCCCATACCAATGGGCGTGAAGGGTATAGACGTTCTCTTAAAGGGGGGTTTAGCCAAGGGTGAGGTTGGTATTATATTTGCAGGCCCAGGTATTGGCAAATCAACTCTATTGACCTTGGTTGCAAACACAGCTTTCAATAATAACTATAATGTTTTGCATATATTCTTTGAGGATAATCCCAAGATTATACAAAGAAAGCATTTGACTCTTTGGACTAAAATATCCCCAGATGAACTGCCTAATAACAAAGAAATAGTATTAGAAACTGTTAATAATATAAAAGAAACCCACACAAATAAATTAATATTAAAGAAATTGCCATCTGATACTTTAACAATGAATCAGATTAAGAATCAAATTAGAAAGGTTATTGCTGATGGTATTAAACTTGATTTGGTTGTTTTGGATTATATTGATTGTGTTGTACCTGATAGACAAGGTAATGATGAGTGGAAAAATGAGGGATCAGTTATACGTCATTTTGAGGCAATGTGCCATGAGTTAAATATTGCTGGATGGCTTGGTACACAAGGTAATAGGTCATCAATATCTTCACAAGTGGTAACAAATGACCAGATGGGGGGTTCAATAAAGAAAGCACAAGTTGGACATGTTATTATTAGTATAGCAAAAAGTCTTCAGCAAAAGGAGATGAATTTGGCCACAGTTGCCATTACCAAATCAAGGATTGGAAAAGATGGTATAGTATTTGAGAATTGCAAGTTTGATAATGAAATGCTTGAAATTGATACAGATACAACAGCAACATTCCTTGGATTTGAAGAACAACAAGTTGAACGTAAGAAAGAAAGGATTAAGGAATTATTGGTTAAGAAAAATAGCAATGATAATTTTTTGTAAAAATTTGATTTTATAATTAAAATTGAATACTTTTATTTTCTGGTTTTATATTTATCTTAACCAAATAAAAAAAGGAATATGAAGAACATTTTTGAAAAGAGGGTAAATATTTTGCCTTATGAATATCCATC